TTTGTACACTAGCCATAATTACCTCCTTTGGTTAGTTTAGTTAATATGAACAACTTCGCCAAAAGGCGCGTTTGTTTTTGTAGTTGATATCCATAGGACATCATATGGTGGTTTGTCACCAAAATCATCAGATTCTAAGTCAGTCAAATACACAGCACATCTAACTTGTGGCATGTGTTCATTGATGTAATCAAAAGCTGGGCTGAACGCAGTCCCGCCTCTACCTTTGTATGTGATTTTCAATGGCAATGACTCTCGTGTGTACTCAGTAACTTCGTTAACTTCTGCGTCACACTGTAAGAAATGAATCTTTTCGGGATTCAAATCTCGCAAGATAGCAGATGTTTCTGTAGTGAACTGAGTAAGAACATCATCAATAATAGATCCTGATGTATCTACAATGATGGCAACTTCCTCAAGTGCAGGGTTCCACAAAGATGGAAGATACAAACCAGAAGAAATAAATCTACGGTTTGGTTTTATCCATGTAAAATCAGATTTGTTGTTAGCACGCATGAAACGAGCAAGAACCATAGGCCAATCGATTTTTGGTTCTGTAACTTCAGCTACAAGTTTTTCCATGTTGGCTGAAAGTTTACCTTGTGCTTTAGCCTGTTCAGCTGCTTGATTAATAGCAACAGTAAGTTCTGTTTCAAGCGCACTTGATGTACCGTTAGTGCCGTCCATACCTGGATGGTCTAGGACTCCACCACATTTACCAGAATCCAAAGCTACTTGGGCCCAACCTTTAGGAGGTTCAGGTAGTAGATTGTAAATGGCTTCTGATGTCATGTCGTCGTATTCTGAGTCAACTAGACCACCGTCTGGTAATATAAAATTTTCTGCAATCAAATAGTTGTTGATTGCATAGTCACAAGCTACATTCCATTTTTGTGGACAACGTTCCTGTCTACGTGTGATGTGCAGCAGAACAACATGCATAACTTCGTGCGCTAGAAAACCAACTCGTTGTATTTCTGACAGTTTTTCAAACCATTTGAGGTTGTAGAACAGATGCACACCGTCAGTGGCACCTGTTTGGTCTTCCCATTCAACTGGTTTTAGTCGTAGACAAAGCGTACCAAAAAATGGATTGTCAAGAATAAGTCTTGATCTAGCTTTTACAAATAGTTGGTTCATTAGTCATCTCCTAGTAATTTATCTTCGAGCAACACTTCACGTAGATCTGACAACTCATGTTCTGCCATTTCTGCCTGTTGTTTGACTCTTTGACCACGGTCATCTTTCTCATACATTTTTTGTAGCCTGTCTTCAGGCACAAGATCTTTGATGTATGGTGCAGCTTTAAGTAACTGATTTAAGGTATGAAACTTATCAAGTGTTTCTTCAATATTACGTCTGAATGTACTGAGTTCACTAGACAAATTGTTGTTTGCAACTTGAACTTGATAGCATTCAACAAAAGTTTCATCATCTGGTGGGACTTCAAGTTTGAAATCTGAATAATCAACCATAAAAGATGGAATTCTTGTAGTAGGTATGTTGAGTGTAAAAGTAAAATTATCTTCTTCTTTATGTTGAACATAGTCTTCTTTTTCTTGATCCCATTTTTCTTTATAAACTATAGCAGTAGAACTTAGTTGAATACGTTCAACTCTATCCATTGGAACATCTCTATCCCAAATTTCTTTAAAAGCAGCTTTAGTTTTTAGAACTTTGTCTGTTATGTTATACCTATCAAACAACTTAGCACCGTCTGCAGGGTAAGTTTGTTTTGGATTTGCATTCTCAAACTTATCAATAGCTTTTCTTTTGATATCGCGTTTGAGTTGTTCTGATAATCTAACTGTTTTCATATAACCTCCTATAAAACAACATTAGCGTTTTCTGATATCCATTTACGAATATCGTTGTGACTCTTGAGCTCGCGCCCACCAGCAGCTAACGAACTACGCACGAGCACAACTTGAAACTCGATTGGCATTTTCTTAGCTACTTTCATGATGTTCTCCATCTTTGCGTCTTCTGCTCTAGATGCAACAGCATTAGCAAGAGCATAAAGTAAAGCTGGATTGTCATCTTTCTTGTAGCTACTTGGGTCAGCAATAAGCTTGTCGACATCGGGTAACTTGTTAGCAATCTCTTTGAATGCTACAAACTCACCAGCTGGACCGTCACCAACAAGAGATGACACAGCATAGAATAGTTTTTCTTCGTTGATGTTTGCTCTGTTGATACGTCTACTGACCATGGACCATGTTCGTGGTGTTGGAAATGCGTATTCATCAGCTTTGAAACTGTTGAGAAGTTGTGGACGATATTGAATGAAACCGATTACATCAGTATCAATATTGTTTTTGAACGCCCATTCAACCCAGTCATCGAGTGTTGGCTCAAGTTCATAGTGAGCGAACCTGTTTCTGAGTGGGCTTGGCATTTGATAGACAGCAGCTGAATCAGTCAGTCTGTTACCGGCAGCAACAATAGCCCAACCAATTGGTAATTTATAGTCACCAACTTGTCTGCCTAGCAACAACTGCAAGAAAGCATTTTGTGTTGCTGGTGGTGCAGTTGGCAACTCGTCAATGAACAAGATACCACGGTCGCCGTCGCGTTCTGCAATGGGAAACACGTCTGGGACTGCCCAGCCTGTGTAACGTTTGCCTGTTTCTTTGCTTTGTTTGATATACGGCACGCCACGTACGTCAACCGGATCAAACAAGTTAGCACGAAAGTCAATCAAACTTATGTTGAGTTCTTCTGCGACTTGTCGTGGAATATCGGATTTACCGATGCCTGGGCCACCCCAGATCATTACTGGATCATTAACAACGACACAATCTTTGAGATCGCTGATAAGATTGTTAGGACTAATAGTGTGCATATTTACCTCCTTGTATTATACATTTAGTCTCGCCAAGAGGGCTTTACAGTTTGCCATTGAGTGGAAACTGTAGGCACTTTGACTTTAATTGGTTTTGAGAAAATAACTTTCTCGCCTGTTTTCATGGTTAGTTTTTCATGGACCATCGTTTTCTTCATCAAGAACAGAACAACAGAAGCAATGAGACCACCAATCATGGCAGCAGCCATACCACTGAATGTGCCATAGAAGCACACCATGAGTGTGACTGTGATAAGGACATCGACAAAAATGTCGTGTCCAATTGTTTTACGTCCACCGGCTTTAAGCGCTAGCAAAAGCAGACCGAGTGCGGACAGTATGCCTACCCAAATCATGTTTTCTGTTCCTCCAAGCTAGATATGCCATATAGGCAAATTGTATGGCTTCGATAAGAATCCATAGAGCAGTAGTCAAACCACTTACAACACTTGCGTTCATATTAACCTCCATAGTAAATACATTATAGATCCGATGCCCACGCCGACACCGAACAAGATTAGTGAGTAATGTATGCTGGTGGCAAGACCAAACAGCACAAACAAAACACCAGTACCCACTAGAACTGATGTCATGTATTCTTTAATGGTATCCATAACTTTCTCCTTACCAAGATGATTCGTACCAAACCTCTTTGCCTTGTTCAATCCACTCAAGAGCAGTTTCACAAAACTCTAAGTCTTGTTTTTTATACTCGCGCATAGACTCTTCTTGGAACTGATGTCCCCAAAAGAAACCACCTTCACAAAAAGGCAGGTTATCTGTTTCAACTAAATGTTGAAGTTCTAAAATATCTTCTTTAGTCAATATCAATACATCGCCACCGTTGAAACCATACTCTTCTCCACCATTTTTGTTATGCCAAAGATGAGTCATGTGTTGTTGCAACCTGGCATGCTTGCGCCAGTAATATGGAGCTTCCATTCTGTTGCCGATGTCATCTTTAATATCAACAACGTTATCTGAACGCTCTGGTTTCGGGTGTAAATACCCTGCGTGCATATCTAATCCCATAATTACCTCCTATAAAACTATACTAATTAAAATACAAAAAGGCAGCTCGCGAATAAACACGAGCTACCTAATTTACAATTACGCAGCGTCAAAAACACTTTTGGTATGCTCAAGAGTGGCGCGATTCATATCGCTTGCTACTTTGTGCGAGATGTTTACTGCATTTTTGTAATTCCACGCAGCCAAACGTTGCTGACGTCTCTCGACCTCAGTCTGTACTCGTTTGGAATTGAGTGAAATATCGGACAGACCAAAGTCTTCACCAATCATTTCAACTGCGGCAGATAATAATCTTGCCTTGCGACCTAGACCAAACATTTTATCTTCACGCTCTATGAGCCATGTTGGTAGTTCTTCGCTTTGGTTGACAGCTTCTGAATCCTCTTGGTATTCATAAGCGATAGATGCGAACTCTGCCCACGTCCTTGTGGTCAGTTGTAGAAAGTTGATGCCTGATGACTGAGGATCAATCTCAAGCAAAGGTCGTTGACCTTCAACAACTTGTGCGACTTGGCTTAGAAAGAAATCTGTGTCTTCCTTCACCTTGTCTTCATCTTTGGATAAGAAAGACATTGGAGTGTTCTTCTTACTTTCAAAGACTTTCATGATACCTTCAACTCTTTGTGAGTTGAAAGTCGCATTACCTTCTCCATCAAGAGAATATTTCTTGAAATAATAGTCTGGCAATGAGATTGAAGTGGGCGCATTGCGCTCTTCAACTCCTACAGGATCCGCAATCGTATCCTCTTGCCACGCACTATCGGGCGTTTTCTGTGACGGCAACAGCTCACCTGTTTCACCGTTGGCCATATCGATTACCTGCACTTGGTCTGCAGGATCGAAGTGGTCCGAATTTGCTTTACTTTTCGCCATAATTACCTCCTTGTGGTTTGACGTAGTTAACTACTCTAATGAACTCTTTAATTCGCTCACCAAAGCTTACATACTCAGCTCGCATTCTTACCTCTGCTTGCTCAGCTTTTTCCAATACCTTTTCAGGTATATGAACTTCTTCTATATACATAAAAACCTCCTATTTATGTTTACTCACTATAGAAACAGGACGTGCGGGACGCACGGACTGGCATTCATACAAGCTGGCAAGCAAGGATACTACCGAGAAAAAATATAAAGAGCCAATCGCTTGCGATTGACATTATTAAACAAATAAAAAAAGGGAGGCTTTTTCATTCCTCCCATGGACGTTCCGTAATCAACGCCCCGAGCTTTAGACACTCTCGGGGTAGCGTGCCAAACTACTTACAGTCTTAGCTAGCTTGGACTTGAGCTTGTTCAGTCGCTTGGACTGGAGCTTTGTCAGCCACGTAGAATGTGTAGTCATACACGTCGTTGACAAACTTGACAGTGAATGAACCATTCTTGACGTTGAAGTATGAATAGTCAACGATTTGGTCCATTGGTAAGGTAGCTGGTGCTCCCTCTCTGTCTGCATTAGGATTTCTCCTTGTTGCATTTGCTCGAACATTACCAGACTCGGTAGTGTTCAATATTTTGCCATCTCTGGCTTTTAAAGTAATGTTTACTTCGTTCATAATTACCTCCTAGGTAAAATAATTAAATATCTAATAAACCATTCATTAGACTTACTACACACAGAAACACCAGTAGCCGGTTAGGCTAGCTGGTGTTCTTTGAGAAATTAATCTCTTTCAAAAGCCCAAAGCTCACTACAAACACAAGGCAACAGATCATTGAGATCTATGCCAAGTTCCTCAAATGTCTGATCTATTTCAGACTGAGGTGTATGACAAGCTGGACAATCTTCATGAGTAGGTTTGCTCATAAATACCTCCATATATTTACTTCCTATAGAAACACCAGTAGCTGGTTAAGCTAGCTGGTGTATAGTTCTCCAAGTTATGTTGTAGCGTGTGCTGTTTTCCAGCGGTGTTGATACACCGTGCGCGAGTTGGTTAAAGAATTCGCGGTTGCCGATGATTAGTTCCCCGTGGTGGAGAGTAATCTTGTCGGCGGTGTAATCAAACACTGCTGGTGCGCCGAGGCTTAAAGATGCAATAGAGCCTTTGAGTTCTTTCTCGTCGTCTTTGTGTTTGTTGAGCTTCTGCCCTGGCTTGTATTGATTGACTAGGACGTGGTTGTAAGCCTCGCCTGTCAATTCGTTGAGCCATTTGGTTAAAAGCTCAACTCTTGGTGTGTAGCCAGTAGCTATGTGCGAGCGTCCAAAGTATTTGTAATCCAGTCCGCGTTCGCCAAGCCAAGCTGTGCCTCTGCCGAACTCTTGTGTGAAGCTGAGCTGTTGCAGTTCAGCAAGCAGAGGAGAAGCAAACTCAGGCTTGAGAGTCTGTGTTGCTTTAAAAAGCTTAGCTCCTCTGTCGTTAGTGTAAAGTGTTTCAAAGATCATTTAGTCTCCTAAGTAGTTAATTTACTTCCTATAGAAACACCAGTAGCTGGTTAAGCTAGCTGGTGTTCTGGTTCCACTGGTTCCACATGGTTCCACGAGTCATGGAACACAAATAATGCAGTAAAAGCAGGCGTTACAGAGTCTGGTTCCACTGGTTCCACTAAAAAAGGTTAGTTAATAAAGAATAATGGTCCACGGTCGATGGACGCTTTTATATATTACACTTTGTTCCACGTGGAACATTGGAACCAATAAGCACTCGAGTCGTGCTGACGCCTTTAAGCATATGACTTCAGCATGGTTCCATGAACTGGTTCCACATGTGATATGTCCGTGGAACCGAAGGAACCAAAATGCTGAAGCATATTTGAACGCGATTTAAGATGATTTGCTCTTAAATCGCTGATGATAGTAGGCATGATAGTATGGATGAATAAAAAAAAGGGCCAACTCATTGAGTCAGCCCCGAGGTTACCTACTCCTCTTGGTGTTGGTCGAAAGATTCTACAAACTCTCGCTTAGAGATATTATATGAATTACCATTCGAGGATTTACATTTCATTATACTCTTATCATCTTCTGATAGTGTGCAAGACCAAGGATCATATCCTTCTTCTTTACCACTATGGTTAATAAATGTGATAGTAGTAAATAGAAACCACATTGAACAGAAACATGCTAGTAGTGCATGGGCTGGTGATAACCAACCTCCGCTGTATGCGTATTCGATCGAGTCGTAGGTAACGAAGCCAGCGATAAAACCACTGGCTATTAATACATAAAGGAATAGGTTATTCATACTTCCAACTCCATTTGTACTTGTTCCTCTTTCTTCTCAGATTGAGGTTCTACGTTAGTAGGTGATAGTACTTCGGGTTCTTGCTTGAACGCTGAAGCGTATCCTTTTGCTATACTCTTTGCTGAGCCAGCTCCTACTTTGATTGTCGCTTTAGTTATTTGGCCTGCGACGTTGCCAATTACTTCTAAGATATTCATAGTGAATACTCCTATTAATATGAGTCAGAGTTTATTCTCTGAATACTCACTTACCATAGAAACAGTGACCGAGGGTGCGAGGGCGCTGTAAATTTGAAACAAGGTTCCAACGAGTGAAACGAAAATGTGTGTATGTAAACTGGATCGGGGACGGGGGTGGGTGTCTGATGATAGTAGGAGAAGATGAGAGAGCGATATAAATAACATTTTCCTAAAAAAATTTTACTACAAAAAATTTACAAAATACGCACTATTATGTTATTTTTAGCAAATGAGTTTAGTTCAAACAGAAACTACTGAAGTAACAGATCAAGATAGAGTTGAACTTCAATCGCATTTTCCATACGCAGGCGTAAAACTGTCCGAGCTTTCTGTCCAAGAAGAAAGGTTAATTTTATTTAATTTGAGAGGAATGAGCAAAGCAGCCGCCGGCCGTGCAGCGGGGTACCAGAATCTCGACCACGTGTACGAAGTCTTTAAAAAACCTAAGATTGCACAAGCTGTAGAATATTTAAGACAAGAGATGCGTGAAGAAGTAAAGTTTGACAGAAACACTGCGACCACTATGTACTTAGAAGCGCACCGTAAATCAGCAAACGCTACCGAAGAAAAAAATGTTGTCGATTCACTATGCAAGCTCCACGGTCTATTTGCACCCGAGAATGCAACCCAAGTTAATATAAATGTAGACAAAATAGAAAAGCTAGAAAGATTACCAGATTCTGAACTACTTAGAATAGCCGGAGTAGACTCAACTCACTTAGAACCCAAAGGAGAAATCAATGACTAGTAAATATGAAATGGCTGCTAGAGCCAGAAAAAGAAAACGTAAAAAGAAAAGTTTTCCAGATTTAAATAAAGATGGAAAAGTGAGTTATGCTGATGTTCTTATGGGCAGAGGCGTTAAGAGGAAAAAATAATGCATTGTAAAGGAATAAATGCACCGCAACCTAATATGAAAAAGTTTGCGAAAAAAATGAACAAGTATGGTCGCATACCTAAAAAAGGAGGTAGTTATGCCGGGAAAAGCAAAAAGAAAAACTAAGAAACGTTCGGGTGCAACACCCACTAACCCAGCTCTATATGCAAGGGTAAAAGCCGAAGCTAAAAGAAAGTTTAAGGTTTATCCCAGCGCATATGCCAATGGGTGGTTAGTAAGGACTTATAAAAAGCGTGGCGGTGGATATAGATAATGGCTAAGCCTACCGGTGGCCTAACCGCGTGGTTCGGTAAAGGGCCAAAAGGCGATTGGGTAGATATCGGTGCTCCAAAGAAGAAAGGTAAGTTCCAAGCCTGCGGACGTAAGTCTGCAAAAAAGAAAGGAAAACGTAAATACCCGAAATGCGTACCACGGTCGAAAGCTAGATCTATGACTGCTGCACAAAGAAAAAGTGCTGTAAGAAGAAAACGTGCGGCGGGGAACCCAGGCGGAAAACCACGTAACGTAAAAACTATAGTTAGAAAAAGGAAAACTCGTGCCAAGAAAAAGAGATAACATGCCTAAGCGCAACAAAAAGAATTTTAGGCCAACTAAAAAAGGCGCCGGTATGACTAGAGCTGGGGTAGCTGCGTATAGGAGAAAGAATCCAGGATCTAAACTAAAAACCGCAGTAACAGGAAAAGTTAAGAGGGGGAGTAAAGCTGCTAAAAGACGCAAGTCTTATTGCGCTAGATCTGCAGGGCAAATGAAGAAGTTTCCTAAAGCTGCAAAAAACCCTAACTCAAGATTAAGACAGGCTAGAAGACGGTGGAAATGCTAACACATGCAAAAAGTAGAGTGTTATAAGTGCAAAAAAACTTTAGCGGAACAACTAGTTTTACCGAAAGGTCTCTGCGTGTATTGCGCAGCGGATGAGACCGACACATTACCCGAACCTGCTGCCCCAGCCAAAACCAAAAAACAAAAGAAAGAAGAATCAGCACAAGCACGTGCAGAACAAGAACTGGCAAAGAGAATACTGGCACGTAAAAGGTTACTGCCGTTTGTAGAAAAATTTAACGCTGATTATCAAGCAGGTTGGGTGCATAAAGATATATGTCAAAGACTAGAAAAATTTAGCGAAGCGGTAGCCAATGAAGAATCTCCAAGGCTCATGTTGTTTATGCCACCACGACATGGTAAGTCAACGCTTGCTAGTGTGGCTTTCCCAGCTTGGCATCTAGGTAAAAACCCGCAACATGAATTTATAAGCTGTTCTTACTCTGGCTCTCTTGCTATGAGTTTTTCTAGAAAAGTTAGACAGCTGGTAAGAGAACCAAACTATAGACATATATTTGAAGAAACAAAACTAGACAAAGATTCGCAGAGTATTGAATCCTGGCTGACCACTCGTGGTGGCGGGTATGTTGCAGCTGGTGTAGGTGGAGGTATAACCGGAAAGGGAGCTAACATCCTCTTAATTGACGACCCTGTAAAAAACCGAGAAGATGCCGAATCGGAGAACAACCGCGAGGCCACTTGGGATTGGTATACCTCAACCGCTTATACTCGTCTATCTCCAGGTGGAGGCATATTAGTTATTTTAACTAGATGGCATGACGATGATTTGGCGGGTAAACTTTTAACCGCTGGCGAAGAAGGCGCAGACCAATGGGAAGTAGTCAAGTACCCAGCTATTGCAGAAGAAGATGAAGAGTACAGAAAAGAAGGCGAACCTCTACACCCAGAAAGATATAACTTAGATTCTTTAGAAATGATACAGCGTGCTATTGGCCCTAGAGACTGGACTGCGTTGTATCAACAAAATCCAGTATCTGATGAAGGCGACTATTTTAGTAGAGACATGATTAGATATTATGAGCCAGATGAAATAGATTATGATAGACTTCGTTATTACTGCGCGTGGGACTTGGCTATAGGACAAAGAGACAGGAACGACTATTCAGTAGGAGTAACCGTCGGTATTGATGAATACGACAATATGTATGTTGTAGATCTTGTACGTGGTAAGTATGACGGTTTTGAACTTGTAGAAAAAATATTAGATTTCTATGAACAGTGGCGACCGGGTATTGTAGGTATAGAAAGAGGACATATAGAAATGGCCATTGGTCCTTTCTTAGAAAAACGGGTAGCAGAACGTAGACTACATTCTGCATATTTTAAAGATTTAAAAATAGGGAGACGTGATAAAGAAGCTAGAGCTAGAGCTATTCAAGGTAGAATGCAGCAAGGTAAAGTTTACTTTCCACAAGATGCAATTTGGACTGGGTCCATGGTGGCTGAACTTTTACGTTTTCCTAACGGCGTGCATGATGACCAGGTCGATGCACTTGCATGGGTTGGTTTAATGATGACCGAGTTTGCAAGTTTTTATGAAGCACCCGAACATGTACCTTCCTGGCGCGATAGGTTAAGATATATAGCGAAGGACGGCAAAAAGAAATCAGCGATGAGTGCATAGTATGGCGTACAAAACAAAAAAACCAAAACAAAAGCTTACTAAGGCCGAAGAACTTACTCTAGCAAAAAGTCAATTCAATGCTTACACCCGAGCCCGAGACAATGGGCATGAAGAATATATAGAGATGGCTAAAAAATGTGATCGCTACTACAGGGGTGATCAATGGGACGAGTTTGACATACAAGAGTTAGATGACCAAGGCCGACCAGCCCTTACAATCAATACTATTTTGCCTACTATAAATGCAGTCATAGGAGAGCAAAGTTCTAAGAAAGCTGACATACAATTCAAACCAAGGGGTGGCGGAAATCAAGAAGTAGCCGATGTACTTACAAAAGTATACGCACAAATTGCAGACAACAATAAGTTAGACTGGGTAGAAGCCCAAGTGTTCCAAGATGGGATTATCCAAGACAGAGGTTACTTTGATGTTCGTGTCGACTTTGATGATCATGTCATGGGCGAAGTCCGAGTAGAAGCAAAAGACCCATTAGATATTCTTATAGACCCAGACGCTAAAAACTCTGACCCAAAAACTTGGAACGAAATATTTGAAACTAAGTGGATGAGCATAGATGAAATAGAAGAAGTCTATGACCAAGAGAAAGCAGACAGATTAAGAGTGCTTGCCGAAACAGGTGCTACCCTTGGATCTGACTCTATGGACTATGAAGAAGAAAGATATGGAGACACACAACAAGAAAACTATGGCCACCAATACCCAGCTGATCCAGAAAATGCTCGAGCACTTAGATCTATTCGTGTAATAGAACGTCAGTATTATCAGCTCAAAGATTGCATGTACTATGTAGATCCTGTTACAGGAGACCAAAGGCAAGTGCCGTACGCTTGGGGAAAAAAGAAAAGAGAAAACTTTGCAGACACTTATGGGCTAGATATTATCCAGAAGAAGATGCGAAAGGTCCGTTGGACTGTAACAGCGGACACTGTTGTTTTGTTTGACGACTGGTCACCTTATAACCATTTTACTATCGTGCCTTATTTTCCATATTTTCGTAGGGGCAAACCGTTTGGAATGGTCAGAAACTTGTTGTCTCCACAAGAACAGTTAAACAAAATTAGTTCTCAAGAACTACATATTGTTAACACCACAGCGAACAGTGGTTGGATTGTAGAGTCAGGTTCTTTGTCTGGTATGACAGCAGATGACCTAGAAGAGCATGGAGCAGAAACTGGTTTAGTACTAGAATTCAACCGTGGTTCTAACCCACCCGCAAAAATACCACCCAACCAAATTCCTACTGGCTTAGATCGAATAGGACAAAAAGCTGCTATGAATATAAAATCTATTAGCGGTGTTACTGATTCAATGTTGGGTAGTGACAGCCCTGAAGTATCTGGTGTTGCAATACAAGCAAAACAAAACAGAGGTTCTATGTTATTGCAGGTGCCACTTACTAATTTGGTAAAAACAAGACAATACTTAGCTGAATCTATTTTGAATTTAGTACAGACATACTACACAGAAGAAAGAGTTATACAGATAACAGATGAAGAAGATCCTTATAAACCTAGAAAACCTCTTCGTGTTAATCAAATGACACCAGAGGGAGAAGTTATAAACAATTTACAGATAGGAGAGTATGACGTAATTATTGGTTCTGCTCCTGCTAGAGATAACTTTGACGAGATGCAGTTTGCTGAGGCAATATCTTTACGACAAGCTGGAGTACCAATACCAGATGATCTAATTGTTGAGTACTCACACTTATCACGTAAAGCTGATATAGCAGAAAGAATAAGACAAATGCAGGGATTAGGCGAGAAGTCTGACCAACAAATGCAGCTTGAACAATTCCAAATGGAATCACAAATCAGAAGTACGCAGCTTGAAATAGCTAAGCTAGAAGCAGAAGTTACTAAGTTGCAATCTGAAACAGCTCTGAATGCCGCAAAAGTTGGCCAAGCAGAAGCTGAACCCCAGTTGAAGGTTGCTGAATTACAGAGTAAACTACAACAAAAACGCGAAGAGCTTGGCTTGCGTGAACGTTTATCAAGTATGACAAACGAAATGAGACAGTCCCAAGCAGATGTAGCCGCTGCTGCGAAGTTAGCTGCTGCAGCCGTAAAACCAACAGGAGGTAAATAGTTATGGCTAAGAAAAAAACACAAAATGCAGATATAGAATCAAACGACATTATCTTAGACGGTATCCCCGGTGCGGACCAAATGTCCGAAGAGGATGCAAATAAAGAGTTTAAGGTTGATTTAAACTTTGAAGATGAACCTAAGTCAGAAGATGATGAAGTAGAGTTTCCCAAGGAGGGCGAAATTGAAGAAATTACAGAAGAAGAACTCAAGACTGATCCTGAAGAGGCAGAACAAGAGCCTGAAGAGGAAGCAGAAGCTGAAACAGCAGAAGCGGAAAGCGGAGATCAAGAAACTGGAGAACAATCAGAAGTATTGGGAGATGATGCAGGGGATTCACAACAATCTGAGGGAACAATACCGGAAAATGTTGACGGAGAAGCTTCAGAAAAAGAAAAAGAACCAATGATACCCAAATCTAGGTTTGATGAAGTGCTACAAAAACAAAAAGCACTACAAAAACAACTAGAAGAGGTCCAAAACCCGCCGTTAGAGGCTATAAAAGAAGCCCCAGAGTACAATTTTGACGAAAAAGAGCAAGAATACCAAGAATTAGTGCTAAATGGAGAGTCAGAAAAGGCTTCTTCGCTACGTGCAGAGATAAGAGATGCAGAAAAACAACAAATGATGTTTGAAATGCAGTCTAGAATGGGCCAAACAGTGCAACAAAGCAACGAAGCTACTGAATTACAGGCAAAAGCGGTAGAAATACAGAAAATTTACCCTATGTTAGACGAAACTAGCGCTGTTTATGATGAAGTAAAGACGCAAGAGGTGTTAGATTTACGAGATGCATACATGATACAAGGCCGTACAGGGGCAGAATCATTACAAAAAGCTGTAGATTTACTTATGCCGAGTCCTGTAGATGCAAAAACACCAGATCCTGTAGAGAAAAAAGTAGCAGAAAACAAAAAAGTTGCTAATGTAAACAAAAAAATAGAAGCTGCTGAATCTCAACCACCTGCTATGAAAGGTAAAAACAAAGCAGAGAAAAAAATAGATATAAATACTCTTTCTCTAGATGAGTTTGATGCTTTACCACCTGAAACTTTAAAAAGAATGCGTGGTGATTTTGGATAAAGTGTGGTATAAAATAAATAAGTTCGCGTGTTAGAGCGATATCTAACTTGGAGCAGTCCAATAAAACACTGTTTTTCGCCTGTTACGGCGTAAATCTAACCGGGGTCGTACCCGTAAAAGCCACGAGAGCGTAACCCCACCGACAAAGGGTATACGGACAAATAGTCGCTCCAATAAGTCGACTGGTTAATTAATTTTTTAATGGAGACATTATAATGGCTAATACTAATTTTAGCTCATTGACCAGTGAACAGTTGACAATCTGGTCAAGAGATTTTTGGCGTGTCGCAAGAAACATGTCCTTCATTAACCAATTCGCGGGTGCGGGTTCAAACGCAATGGTTCAGACTATTTCTGAACTTACCCAATCAGAAAAGGGAGCTAGAGCTGTATTAACACTTTTAGCTGACATGACTGGTGACGGTATTGTGGGAGACAACACTCTCGAGGGTAATGAAGAGTCACTAAGAGCTTTCGACATCGTCGTTCAACTAGATCAATTGAGATTTGCAAACAGACTATCCGGAAGGTTAGCTGATCAAAAATCAGTTGTGAACTTTAGGGAACATTCAAGAGATGCCCTTGCTTATGCAATGGCTGACAGAATGGACCAGTTAGCATTCCTATCTTTAAGTGGGATTAACTATACACTTAAAAACAACGGAGCATTAAGATCTGTTCTAAATACAGGACAGAACCTTGGTGATCTTGCGTTTGCAAGTGATGTGAGTGCGCCAACTTCTAATAGACATAGAAGATTTGATGCTACAGATGGTATCGTAGCCGGTGATGTTACTGCTATAGCAGCAACTGACAAACTAAGCTACAGTGCGATTGTTGATTTGAAAGCTTATGCTAAAGATCAGTACATCAGAGGTATCAGAGGTGCGGGTAACGATGAGATGTTCCATCTTTTCGTAACTCCACAAGTTATGGCTGACCTTAAACTTGATTCAGACTTCCTTGCTAACGTAAGGCAAGCTGGTATTAGAGGACCGCAATCAAGCTTGTTCTCTGGTTCATCTAGCTTGATGGTTGATGGAATCATGGTTCATGAGTTCAGACATGTGTTTAACACCACTGGTGCTACATCCGGTACTTCATCTAACGCAGGTGCTGCTGGGTATAAAGGTGGTGCTAATGCTGACGTTAACTACTCTGCATGTTTATTCTGTGGAGCACAAGCGTTAGCTATGGCTGATATCGGTATTCCAGAAATAGTCGAAGATTCATTTGACTATGGAAACCAAAACGGTATATCAATAGGAAAAATATTTGGTCTTAAGAAGCCTAAGTACAACTCTGACCACACAGGTCAAGTTGAAGACTTTGGTGTTGTAAGATTAGATGTCGCATACTAATTGTGATATATTTTATAGGTGGTCAAACTAAGTTGGCCACCTATTTTTAAGGAGTGAATTATGTGGGTTGTATCTACAGAAGATAAAACAGTAGCTTCCACTTGGGGAGCAAGTATACATTTAAAAGCCGGAGAACCAAGACAAGTTGGGGATGATTTCGGTTTGCTTTGTTTACAACAAGGTTGTACAGAAGTACAAGAAGGAGAAGTTTCAGCAATGGAACCTGCTCCAGTAGAAGAAGTTTCAATAGAAGAAACGGCCGTAGTAGAAGAGTCTAAGCCAAATCTTAAAGGCATGAGTAAAATCGAGCTTGAGGAATACGGCCGTACTATTGGTATTGAATTAGACAGACGTAAGAAAAAAGCAGATCTTATTAAAGAATTAGAAGATTGCCTACATTAATAAGTTAAAGTGATTCATGGCAGGCACATTAACATTAACAAATATACTTAGTAGAGTAGAAGATACATTACAAGATACTACTAATGTTAGATGGTCTGAAGCTGAGCTAACTAGATACGTAAATGACGGGCAACGGGAAATAGTTAACTTAAAACCCGATGCTAGTGCCACTCATGCTAATGTATCTTTAACCACAGGCACAGAGCAATCTCTTCCCAGTGGTGGCCTTCGTTTAATTAACGTCGTGCGTAACATGTCAAGTACCTCTTCAACCGCGTCCGGAAAAAGGTCCATTAGGTTAGTTAATGTTGATATTCTTAATACGCATGAACCTGATTGGCATGACCCTTCAGTTACCGGCACTTCTGCGCATGGCACTGAAATTAAACACTTCGTATTCGACGAAGATGATCCAAAAAAATATTACGTTTACCCAGGAGTCTCTGGTAGTGCTTTCGTTGAGATAGTGTACTCAAAGGCACCTACAGACCTTTCTAGTGGTAGTGATGTTATACAAGTAGATGATATATATGCAAACGCTATTGTTAACTATGTTTTATTTCGTGCGTATATGAAGGACGCAGAATATGCAGGAAGTTTACAAAGGTCTGGTACACATTACCAATTATTTACAGCTAGTTTAGGAAACGCTGTAAGTGCAGAAGATTTAGTGAGCCCTAACACTCCTTCAGGAGTAACTTTAGGCGGAGGACCTCAATAGATGGCAACATTTTCATCTTTAATAAAAGAAGTAGCACCTTACGTGCCTATGTGTCCAGATTCTGTGATAGAACAACACTTACGTTCCGCTACTATAGAACTTTGCGAAAAATCAAAAGCATACGTACATGACTTAGACACCATGGCTACTATTTCTGGAGTCTATGAATATGAATTTGACCAACCAACCGGCACAGACGTGCACCAAATTTTGTACATGACGTACGATGGTAGAGACATGGATCCTATCAGTCCACGAAGTTTAGAGTTAAATTATCCTGATTGGAGAGATAGAACGGGTAATCCCCACGTGTACTTACAAAAATCACCTGATACTTTTTGGGTAGTACCAGTGCCATCTTCTACTAAATCAGATGGTTTAATTATAAGTGTAGCCCTTAAACCCAGTAGAACTTCAAACAACATAAATACTAATTTTTCAAATGACTATAGAGACGGAATTATTTACGGGGCTTTATACAGATTGTTAAGAATGCCTAACCGAGAGTGGACCGATGTAGGAGCTGCTCAAGAATATTTATTTCAGTTTAATGTAGAAGCTAAACAAGCTGAACTAAGGGCTCGAGGAGGAGACCTTGGAGTTAAACGAAGAGTTAAGTACAAAGGAATTGGAATGGCCAGGAGGCGCTATGGTAAGTACGGAAGAGAGATCGACTACTAAATTTATAGACCCAAAACCTACTAATATACGTAGTTGTTGGGACAAGATAAGACCAGGAATAGTCGAAATAATAGAAGAAAATTCTTTTCTTACCTTTATTCCAGAAGATGTTTACAGCGAGTGTGTAAATGAAAGAGCCTTTCTTTATACCTCTCCTGTAGGTTTTTTGGTGTTAACGGTTGAAGTAGACCAGTTTACAAAAGACAAGACATTGCTGCTATGGATAGCGTATACTTATGAAAAAGGGGGCCATGAATGGTTGGCCCATAATGACTGGTTTAATGACCTTGCTATGCAAGCCGGTTGTAAGTATCTCGAAGCGAGATCACGAGTGCACGAAATGTCCTCGTACACGGAAAAGATAGGATGGGAGTTAGACACACGAATATATAGGAAAAAGGTTGTATGAGTAGTAGACCGAAATCATCGGATTATCAGCCAAGCGAGGCAGAGAAAATTAATGCGGCAGTAGCTAAAGCTGACAAAGATTACTTTGATCAAAGATACAGTCCGCTTTTACGCGAGATGCGGGACATAGCAGAAACAGAAAACTACGGTGACTTTGTAGCAGGTAGAGCCCAAGCTGACACTATGCAAGCTCTTACTGCTAAACCTAGTATAGCTGCTACTAGATCTGTTGATGCTGCTGCTGATTTAGCTTCTGCTTCTATGGCTCAACAACAAGCAGCCCAAGCACAAGGACTACAAGCCAAAAGAGAAAGACAAGTAGGAGTGTTAGGTACGGCTAGAGGCCAACAAGCTGATACAACTACTGGGCTAGCTAATGCAGCTAGGTTAGCAAACACTACTACTTTACAACAAGCAAAAAGAAGACAAATGATGCGAGAGGCCCGACAGAGCGCCGCGTTTGAATTAGGCGGAGCTTTTGTTGGAGCGGGTTTAGCAAATAAAGGTAGAAAGAATAGTGAAGGATTCTTTGACAGTGGCTTACCAGAAGGACAAGGACTTACGCGACTTGGTAACTACTTCATGACTGGAAAATTTGGTTAAGATGAGAATATCACAATATCAAACAAGTAATCTGCCGGAAGTATCAGATCCAGAGGCTGTGTACGCTCAAATAACACGAAGAGATTATGATAGATACATGCGTGACTTTAGGCCTTTTGAGGAACGTTTATTAGAATCTAGAAACGACACCTCTTTAGTGGATAGAGCTAGGGATGATTCTGCTAATCAGTCACGTTTAGCTGCTGGAGTTAGACAAAGAAATTTAGAAAGGTACGGCGGAGCCGGTCTTAGTACTGCACAGTTACAAGAACAAGAACGTGCATTACAAAGGTCCCGAAGTTTAGGAACTGTAGGATCTCTTAATAATGCTAGATTAGCACAAAGAGAGATCAACCAAAGCACACTTGCAGATCTAATAAACATTGGTCAGGGTGTGAATAGAAGTTCATTGTCTAATATGGGCAACGCAGCTTCTATGGCTAACCAAAGATACAATGCTTACAAAAACGCAAAAGCACAACATAGTGCGCAAATGATGGGTATGGGAGGCCAGTTAGGCGCAGCACTGCTTACCGCCTTTATGATTTAATTATGTCAACAAATCCACTCGCATCTTTTATAAGAGGATCTTCAACAGTTGGAGGGATGGAACAAGCCCAAACCACTGCTTTAGCTAACCAACTATATAGAGAGCAAATACAAAACCAATACGACGCAGGCGAATCTGCAAAAGCTCTTGCTTACTTAGCAAATGATCAGATTGGTATCTATAAAATGAACGTAGATTCAACAGGCGCAGCTAGTTACACTCTTAGAGAGGACTGGGAAGATAGATATAATGCGCTACAAAGGAATGAACCAGATAGGCTTGGACAGTCTTTACTTATGGATAGAGTTTTTGGACAGTACTTATCTAAAACTGAAGATGGACAACCCGTTAAGAAAAAAAACCAAAAAGTTTTTGCTCCTTATCTTAATCAAGGGGTAATCGCAAATAGTGTAGCTGACACAGTGGAGGCTGATTCAAATGTAACTGTAAAAGAAGGTAAAGATTATTCTTACTCTATGCCCGTTATAAACGAAAGAGGAATTTTTAGCTTAAAAACAATACTTGGCACAGATCTTCCAGATGATACCCAACCTATTTCTCTTACCCGTGACGAGTTACAAACAGCTTTACAATTAGTACCAGCTATGCATGGGATAGTGATAAACCCAGACGCAAACAGAGCCGCGTCTGGTACAAATGATTTAATAAGACAAGGCCTAGGTGCGCAGGGTTCAGGGCAAAATAATGTAACCTTTACAGGCATGAACAATACAAATGCTGTTATAGATGTGCCACGAGATGAAAGAGAAATAGCAGAGTTTATTTTAGATGACAATAGTAGCACCCCTTCTGTAGTAGCTCTTATAAAACAAATGCACGAAGCTAACAAAATAGAAGGAAAACAAACTGTGTTAGCTAGTTCAGGAGACCAAACTCAAACAGGTGCTTTAGCACCAACACCAGCACCAGCACCAACACCAGCACCAACACCAGCACCAACACCTCAGTCTGGTAATGTACCGCCTCGTCCTGCAGAAAGGTTTAATGAATGGGATGAACAATACGGTAAGGACTACAACT